TCGGTGAGGCCAGACACGATGAATTCCACGCCCTGATTCTGCCGGTGCGCTGGAGTCTCGTTGATGCACAGCACCTCAGCGTCGAACTGGTCGCTATGTCGGAACTCAGGCATCCATTGTTTATTGCCGTTGAGGACCTTCACGTCGTAGCCGTTGCGGGTCAGTACCAGCAGGGCGATCTTGTAGCCCTCGCCGAAACTTCCGATGGCATCCGAACGGTCAGCCTTGGAAGTGCTGCCCAGCACCAGCGTGCTGGCTTCCAACTTTGCAAAGCGGCTGGTGATGAACAGTTGGCTATCGGCGAATGCGTATTCAAACGGCGATTCGCTGTCCAGGGCGTTCTGTACCAGTTCCCGGATGGCCTCTTTCAAGCCCCAGTGACGGACGTAATCACGGGACAGAGGAAGTTCGTAGGACTTGGAACGGATGCGATCTGCAATTGCTGCGAGCATGGCGATACTCCCGCGCCATCCTTGCGGGGCGCTGTGAGGTATTGGTTATTGAGTAATTCGATCAGCGAGGGCGCTGAGCAACATCAGGAAGATGCAGAGGGAGAGGGCAGAGAAAGAGCCGCGCCAGATAAGCATGCGCCTGGTGCGCTGGTGGGGAGTCAAGGCCGAACCCTCACCGCAATCCGCCCGCCCTTCATGGTTGGCGCCAGGCGCTGCGGTAGATCCCGCACCAGGTCCTCACGCTTGCGGCCGATGAGCTCGTTGAAGGGAAGGCCGAAGCCCAGGATGGCAATGCGGCGCTCGATGTCGTCGAGCTGCTCGTCGATCAGCGATTTAACCGGTGCGGTGGTCATGCTGCCTCCTTGCGCTGCCGGCTGGTCTTCAGCAGCCAGGCGCTGTAGTGGTGGAACTCTTCGGCGTTGATGGCGCCGGTAGTGAAGTGGCGGACAATCAGGCCTTCAGCCAGCGACTCGGCCAGGTCTGTTGTGTCCGGATGCTCAAGCTCTAGTAGGGCGGTGGTTATCGCGACGTGCGGGCTCATAGGTCGGCATCCACATCGTCTTCTGCCTCTTCCCGTTCTGCTGCCACTGCATCGGCGGCGTAGGGCCGGAGCAGGTCCATGGCGAACCTTTCAACCGTTTCGACTGGGCGCTCATTGCCCAGTAAGTCCGCTGCATGGCTGCGCGCTTCACTCTGGCTACCCAGGATCGCTGACAGGAACAGGCGGGCGAACGAGTCACGCTCGTCAAGTCCGTCGATCTGGCGTTGATTCAGGATGCCTTGCAGGTACGTGCAAAACCGATCAAACGTCACCACCTGCGGCTGGCCGTAGCGGCGCTTCCATTTGATGTCCATGCCGCACACCAACTGTTCCGCCGAGTGCTCCAGCCACTCCTGCTCCGCGCTCGCCTCGCTGACCTCTGGAGGCAACTGAGCGTCGTAACGCTCCTGGCATATCTTCAATGCTGCGTTCATGGTCGCCTCCAAGGTGGCGGGTTGTTCACCTGTATTCGTCAACACTCATGCCTCCCGCTGGTTGCCGATGGGCGCGGGGGAGGAGTGCTGACGTAATAGAGGTGGGGAAGGGTGCCGGTCTTTCCCGGCTACGGCGGCGCTGGCCGTTTAGCGAGTCGCACTGAAGGCTGGTAGCATCGACACTCCTTCTCGGAGCAAGGAATTGCTATGCGTCAGGTTGTTGAAAGGGCGTTAAGCGTGATCGCGGCAGAGAGCAGCGAGCCTGAATACACTGAAGCGTTCAGCGCTGTTCGTGCAGTAGTGGTTGAGTTTGGGGAGAAAAATCTGGCTGACCGGCTTTTTGCCGATATTCCCGATTCGGTCGCTTTCATGCAGGTGGCCCGGCTCTTCGACTTTCTTGCCTGGCAGACGGATGACAACGGATCAGCGATGACTCGCACAGCTGAACGCTGGCTCGTCGAAGGCACAGATCTACGCAAGATTCAGATTGCTCTCAATCTTGATGTGTATCCGTTTCCGGACGAGCATGAGATGTACCGCGTTCTGTCTGACGTGGCTGTATGTCACCCGCAGGTGGCTGATACATGCCAGCAGCTAATCCGCTCTCGGCCAAATCGGTAGCACCTGGTCTACATCCCAAAGCCCGCTCTTCGAACGGGCTTCAGTGATGCTTTCCGCCGTGACCCGACTTATCGGATCGTCTCGACACCCATCTTCAAATCCCGGTCTATTAAGTCGGCATGAGCATGCAAGCCAGATATAGCTCCGACGCACACCCTTGGAAGTTCGCTAGCAGCGATTCTTAGCTGTCTGACTTTTTCAATCTGCCAAGCGGCATGCGCACTCATCGGGTCGACGAACATTCCAAGGCTCTTCATCGACCTTGTTCCGTCTCGGATTCTTGCTCTGAATCTGCCGAGCTTCTTGTCCTGAACGACACCTATAGGCCAGCTACCGCGAATCTTTCCGCTGGCGATGAGTAGGTTGTTGATGCGCTGAGGTATGAAGCAGCACGTATCAGGGGAGTAGCACTTGTTATTAGGCTTTATCAGATCTTTATCGAGCACCCACCATCGATGAAGATGATCACGCTCAAGGTAGCCGGGAGCCAATTGACACCACTCTGCAAACTCCTGATATCCGGAGAAGCCGTTGGTTGTTCCTGCATACGATAAATTTGCTCGCTGTGCCGATCCGCCTGCCAGTGATCGGTCTACAACCTGGTCGTATAGAGACCCTGACCTTGTGTGATGCTGGATGTGTTTTTCGGAAGTCGTTTCCATCCAGTTTCGAATCCATAATCCTTGTGAGTCTTTTTCATCAAAATCATGCCGCACATGCAAGCGTGGCTTTCTTTCACTCATCCCTTTTTTCTCCGAGGTCGGAATCCCAATGACCGCTGTCGCCAACGGTCATCAGTGATTATTTCCTACCAGTCACCCGCATAACACCTGGCGTCGGTCACCGGCTTGAATCAAATGTTCTTCCAGCCGCGGGCCTTTCGGCTTGTTCTCCCGCTGGATAACTGTTCTTGGCGCTTTACGCTGCACGCCCGGGTCAGTTGCCAACCCTCTGAACCGTTTAGGCCGGTTCATCGCTGCCTTTGAATCTGGGCCGGTGGTGATCCGGCAAGGGGTGTCGCTAAAGAGCGGCGCAGGTTTAGCTGCTGGCGATTCGCTGTGGCGTCTCGATGGATACAAATATAGGCAAACCCATATTTTTCGTCAATGGGTATTCCCATATATTTTATGGGAGGCGATAAAAAGCCCGCTCAATGGCGGGCCCGTTTAGGAATCGCAGTACTCGCGCCAGCCGATCCGGACGGCGCCGTCTTCCAAATGCTCGATCCTTATGCCGACGGTGTCGCCGATATCTTGGATGACCTGGTGCCAGGCTTCAGGGCTTTCATCGTCGCGCTTGGAAACCTCGACCAACTGTATCCTTTGGACCCGGGGAGAGGCGATCAAGCCTTGCAGGCGGCGGCCAACAAGCTCGTAGGATTTTCTCGGTTTCGGTGTGGGGTAGGGTGCCTGGTTCATGCCTCGCTCCTTGCGAAAACTGTATGCATATACAGTATTTGTGCTGGCATATATTGGCAATAGGGCAAAGGGAAGTTTTATGCATAAATGCATTTTTAAGTGATTGCTTTTCGAAAGACATGAAAAAGCCCGCGCGTGGCGGGCTCTGTTGGCGTGGGCTTGTCAATCGGTAATGGGTGGGTACTTGCCGCTAACCGAATCTCTGTAGATGATCTCGCTGAACAGCCTCGGGCCGTCGCGCATGATGGCCAGAGCTTGCTTGGCTTCCTCCTTCGTTTCAAACGGACCAGCACCTACGGCGAGGCCGATCATGGAAACAACCGGAAGTCCCGTGCCGGCAATGGCTTCGATGGTGCGCAGCTGTTCTTCTTCGTCACGACAGGTAGTCGAGGCGACCCATCCGTTTTTCAATCTTGGTGCGGCCGCCGGCTCAATATCTGCGCCGCAGTGTTTGCATTTGATCGCAGCATTCTTAATGCTCTCGGCACACATAGGGCAGGGACGAGTGTCTTTTTCGGCCTGTGCGGTAGCAGGGGAGCCTTTACCGCCCAGCAAAATCATGAGCAAGCCGGCGAGCGCAATCACTCCGGCAACAATGGTGTGGATCTGGCGGTCAGCCATGAGCCCCAGGTTATTAATTCTGCCGCCGGCACCAGTCGGCACTGATACGTCCATGCTTAGTGCGAAGATCAGCCAGCAGGCGCCGACGATCACCGCGAACGTCCCAAATCCTTTCATTGGATCCCTCCCATAATTGAGCCCGCACTCTAGCATTCGCGGCGCAAATCCAACATATCGGGGTGAGGCGCCCGGGATAAACTGTAGGTAAAAAAGCCCGCAATTGCGCAGGCTCAATTAGTTTGAAATCACCGAATTATGCAATATTTGGAATTGCTATCACGCTCCAGTTAAATCCTCGTCGATCTATTAGGTAGCGATAATTAAATCTTTGTATTAAATATTGAAGGCCACGATTCAGATTTTGAATTGGTTTTCCAAGTCTTTGTTAAATAGCTAGAGTTAAGCAATCTGCCTGACGCTAGCGCAATATTTGAGACTCGGATAGAGTTGGAGCTAATAGGGCGCTTAATAGACTCGTAGTCAAGAGTAGCATGCTTTCTAAGGTCGACCAGATAATCATTAGGAAGGCTATTGTCGTTTAGCTCCGATAGCTGCTTGCAGGCAACGATTAATCTCCGATGTAAAGCTAAGACGTGGTGCTGGCTAATTTTGGTATCTTTTTCAGTCCAAAAATTCATAGCTGAATCCTCAAACTCTGTCAAAGCCTTGATTGCTCTATCGACGGAGTCGTGAACATCTTTCTTTTTTGCAAGCCACTTTTGTTGTTGTCCGCGAACACGCCACCCCCAAAGAGTGCAGGCGACACCAATAAATGCAAAGGTCCATCCTACAATGGAACCAATATCTGCACCGCTATTAGGTTCTGTTGCCATTTTTATTGTCTCTATCAGATATAGCGTCTTTTACCCATTGAGTTATTTCAATCGGAAGAGATGGGTCTTCATTGGAAACTAAGTTTGAACAGATTTTAAGCGCTATTTCATCAGAAACGCCATCTCTAATTAATCCGCCAAAAGCCTCGTCCAGAAATGACGAGCCGTATCCAAAGGCGCCGTCAAGTACTACAGAGATATCGCCCTGGTGTATCTTGATGTTTTCTAAGAGCACTGACTTTCTGAATTTTTCTCCAGAGTGCGGTCCCAAGCTTTCGTATCTTGGACCAGGGAACTCAGAGAACTCAGTTACAAAAATCTTTTTCATTCTTCCAATTCCTTCAAGGACACCGTCCACTCGATAATCGTACCATAAATAGAACCGTTATAGCTCGCAGACCACTCGCGACCTTTGGCTCCGGCTATTTCTTGGTAACCATCTCTGATTTTTCCAGGGTGTGTAGGTCCTGCAACCACGTAGCAACCTCTATTGCTACGGATAGACAGCAACGCTGATGGAAAGTGCTCAGTGATAGATCTTATATCAGCGCCACCTTTGCCTCTATGCGTTAAGTTAGTACGTGTCCTTTTAATGAAAGTTGACGCGTGTATTAGCTCGGCATCGCCACTTCCCAACACACCTATTTTTTTGAAAATAGTCTTGAGCATGCTTTCCGGATGTTTTTTTGGTAGCGTAAAGGGAATGCCGACTCCGAGATCGCACACGATCTGAGTGATGCTGTCTTGCTTTTTACCAACTAGCATCCACCACCTATTTTCGCTGTCGGTACTATCGCCTGCATCGTCGGGATAAGCGTGGTCAACGCTGTTTGCCATAGCCTCAATGGCGCCCTTATATAAATGAGCTTTGGATCTTTTAGAAATTGTGTCTGGTAAATTGTTGAGTAGGCTTGCTGCCAAGCTACCATCGGCAAGATTACCTGAAAGTTGCTTCCAAACTGCTACATCTTCCTGCCGCGAGGGCGTTCGTTCGGGTTGACCTATAACCTTAAAAAATCCGATCTGCTGGAGGATAGCTTCAATTCTATTGTCCAGTGTTCTGAATTTTCCACGGCGTCGCGTGGCGATCGAGCAGCCAAATGAAAGTGTCGGATGTAACTTCAGTAGGTGGGATACTTCAGCTAACAATCTTAGCCCAGCACCAGCCGTTATTTGCGTAGTATCTCTGAAGCAAATAACCACGCGATTGTTAAATTTGGAGGCTTGTCTCAAATTTTGGATGAAGTTAGAAAAAAGCTCAAAATTTGATCGGTTGTACATGTCGAGCTGAGGCGGCGCTTGAACCTTTGGGTTTATTAGGTCTGGCTTAAATTTTATATCTTTAAAATTTGGCTTTAGATAAATCTGACCAAGGTTCCCTGTGGCTCCAGATCCTTTGACTCGTTGCGTCCTGCTATAGCGTTTATTAGCTGCTCGCCACCAGTGCTTAAGCTGTTCCCTATCGAGTTTTTTCATCGTGTCAGTACCATCCTGGTATATCTTTCAGTTTAAGACATAAGCGAAAAATTTGTTGTAGTGTGCGTTTTAATAACTTCCTGAGATGTCGTGAATTATTTGATACGGCAATACGACCCTAAATCAATTAGTTAGGTAGTATTTAGTAAAACTTCTGCAGCGCCTGCACAACCACGCCCACGATCCGGCAGCTCTCGTCTACCGCCTCAATTGGGTAGCTTGGGTTCAGCGGTTTCAGGAACAGCCGTCCGCCGTCGCTGACCAGCTTCTTGAATGTGGCTTCGTTGCTGTCTGGCAGCTTGGCCACCACCAGCTTACCTGGTGCAACTTCAGCCTCAGTGTCCACAAGGATCAGCGTGCCTTCGGTGATGCTCTGGCCGGCGGGCGCTGTCATCGAGTCGCCTTTGACAGTCAACCAGAAAGCGGGTCCTTTGGCGTCGTACTCCGAAAACTCGTAGGTGTCCGAGATTCCAGTCGGGTAGGGCTCCACTGCTTCCGCCCAGGCGCCGGCGGCAACCCAGCTCACAACCGGGTAGCGGAATGAATTGGTGGGCTGGGCGGCAGGGGAGACGTTCGATTCACCAGAGCTGGACGTTAACCCAGGAGCCAGCATTGGCCCGATCTCATCTGAGAGCCATTTGGCGCTCACCCCGCATGCGTCGGCTATCTTCACGACGTGTGCGGTGGCTTTCGATTTTCCACGCTCAAGGTCAGAAATCGACGTCTGCGTGATACCAGCTTTAGCGGCCAATTCGCCCTGATTGAGCTTGGCGTGCCGGCGCGCTGCCTTTAAACGATCTTTGAATTCCATCCAGCGAGTATTACGGGTGCTCCCATATCCTTGCAAATCGGTATTCCCATAACCTACTATATGGGTATTCCCGTATGGAGGGGCAGCATGAACACTATTTATAAGGACCTCGTTGCCTTCTTCGGCACTCAGGAGGTCACGGCTGAAAAGCTCAAGGTTGATCAAAGTACCGTTTCCGGTTGGGTTCGCGAGAAGCATGGCATGTCTCCAGTGGTTGCCAAGCGAGCGGAGGCGTTGACCGGAGGTGCTTTCAAAAAAGAATCCCTTTGTCCGTCGTTTCCATGGGCCGAGATGGCCGCCTAAGCGACATCCCAGTCCGCCGTTCCATTGAAGCCAGATTAGAAGAGAGCAGTCCCCATGCAAACGTCCAGTTCCAGACACACCGTACAAACCCGTGATCAGGTGCTGGTCGCCCATGCTCAAAACCAGATCGCACGCACCAGCTTGAGCCAGGACGATTTCGCCCAGGCCTTGAGCCGTGAGCTGCACCTGTCGATCCCTGATCGAGCCAAGGAAAAGGTAGTTCCTGATTTCAATTCATCCGAACTGACCGGCGACGTGAGTGAGTTCGTGAAGGCGACCGGCCGTTGGCTCAAGCGCGTACAGCGGTGGCTGAACGGAGATCAAGAAATGCCGTCCTGGCTGGAAGAGTCGTGGGTCAACGCCCTTGAGCCTGAATACCGTGATCACTGCCTGAACGAGCTGGCTAGCCGCCACGGCTTGACCGGTGCCCGCCAGATGATCAGCGACCAATGCGCCAACAAGAGCTTCGGCGCACTGATCCGCGCCCTGGGCGATGTTATCGATACCGGAAGCGAAGTGTTTGACGACCAAGTGATGTGCGAGCAGGACCTGCCGCACTTGCCGGCCTTCGCCAAGCAGTGCCGTCAGGTTGAAGCGAAGGCGGGGGAGTTGCGCCGCAAGGCTGAGGCACTGATCAACGGCAAGCCTGCATTGAAATCCATCGCCTGAATTCCAGGCAATAAAAAAGCCGACGGTCGAGGTCGGCTTCTTCAACAGCTTTATGCGAGAGAAATCATGCCAAACATTGTTCCGATACACAACCCTCGGGGGTTCACCCGAATGGATAACCAAATGATGGATGGCTTGATGGCCATCGATTTGTCGGCGCGCGAAATGAAGATCGTTTTGTACGTGGCTAAGGCCACCTTGAACTTCAGCACGGGCGCTCACCGCATCCCAGCGGTCGATATCGCCAAGGCAACCCATATCCACCCTGACACAGTGTCGAAGGCTATCTCCGGCCTACTGCGCCGTCGCGTGTTGTACCGAGAGGGTGGTGCGCGCGGCGACATCGGCGTTTGCGACCCAAAAGAGTGGATCTTTGTTGTAGAGCCGAAACAGACCATATCGTCTGATTCGGCTCAAGTGGTCCGAATCGGCTCAGGTGCGAAACAGACCCAAATCGACGACTCCCTTCTTTATACAAAGAAAGAACCCCTATTAACTCTTTCTACGAAAGAGATTAATCCGCCCCAACCAAAACCCGAACCGGCGAAGCTTGATCGCAAGGCGCCGTTCGGCATGACTCAGCTGCTGGCCGACAATCCGCACAACGTCCCTGAGCAACTGCTGGCCGACTGGCTGACCCAGCGTAAGGCCAAGCGCGCCGCAGTGACCGCCACCGTCTGGTCAACCGTGAACACCGAACTGGCCAAGTGCGCCGAGGCCGGGATCACCGCAGACGACGCAATCACCGAAGCGGTGAATTCCGGCTGGCAGGGTTTCAAGGCGTCCTGGGTGATCAAGCGCCTCGCTGAGGCTGCACCAGCTACGGCCCCTCAGTCGCGGCACACCGGCTTCGCTGATCGGAACTACACCGACGGGCTGATTCAGCGCGAGGACGGTTCCTATGCGATCTGAGCCCTTACCATCAACCCCCGAATTGCCGCCGGGCACGCGCATCCAGCCTGCCCAATGCGAAACCCACGGCGACTTCGATCAGAAGATTTTCCCGGTGCTGGGCAAGGAGCTGAAAAGCGGTTGCCCCGAATGTAGCCGGATTATTCGCGAGAAGGCCGACGCAGCTGAACTGGCCAACAAGGCGATGGAGATCCGCATGGCCATGGAGCGCAAGCTCGGTGCCGCACTGATTCCCAAGCGCTTCGCCTCAAAAACCCTGGACGGTTACATCGTCACCACCGCCGAACAGCGCAAGGCGTTGAATACCTGCCGCCGGTATGCCGCCGAGTTCAAGCAGATCGCCGAGGCCGGTCGATGCTTGTTGCTGCTGGGCAAGCCTGGTACCGGCAAGACGCATCTGTCGGTCGCGATCGCCAACGAGATCATGGCCAGGTTCAGCGCTACGGCGGTTTACCGCACCATCGGTTCCGTGCTGCAGGCGATCCGGGCGACCTACGACCGCACCAGCGACCAGAGTGAAAGCCAGATCCTGTCGAGCCTGATCAGCCCCTCGTTGCTCATTTTGGACGAGATCGGCGTCAGCAAGGAAAAGCCCAGCGACTTCGAGCTGACCACCCTGTTCGCAATCATCAATGGCCGCTACGAGCAGATGCGCCCCACGGTGGTCGTCTCCAACCTGGAAGCCAAGGCGCTGCCGGATGCCATTGGCGACCGGTGCATTGACCGTCTTCGAGAGGGCGGGGTGATCGTTATCCCGTTTGAGTGGGAATCGCAGCGCGGCAAGGAAGGAGTTTGACATGACCAGCCTCCAGATCCGCAACGAATCAGACCGCAACAAGGCCATGGGCTACATCGCCGGCCTAGACCTGGCCAAGCCTAAGAAGCTGGCCATCACCGAAGTGGACCGCAGCGGGGAGCAGAACAAGGCTCTGCACGCGGCGCTGGCCGACATCGCCGCCCAGGTCGAGCACGCCGGGAAGAAGTGGGACGTCCTGATCTGGAAGCGCCTGCTGACCGCCGCCTGGCTCCGCGAGTCGGGCGACAAGCCGCAGATGATCCCGGCGGTGGACGGCAACGGCTTCGACGTTATCTACGAGCGCACCAGCAAGCTGAACGTGAAGCAGTGCGGCGAGTTGATCGAGTGGGTGCATGCATTCGGCGCCGAGCACCAGGTGCGCTGGACGCAAAAGGACAACTGGGGAGGGCGGTACTGATGAGTGCGTCAGAACAATTCTGGATTGTGATTTTCTTCGCCGTCGTCATTGGCGTGATTGCTGGCCACTTCATCGAAAAGCGCCGCCAACGGTCAATCGAGGACTTCGAACGTAAGCGCCGCGAGCGGAAAGCGGAAGTTGAGCGTGCCGCGAGGAAAGCGCTATGAGCATCGAACGAAAGCCGGCCAAGCCGAAGAAATGCCGCGTCGCTACGTGTAGGGCCTCATTCGTCCCTTCGCGGATGGGCCAGGCGGTATGCAGCCCGGCCTGCGCAATGATCGACGCACCACGGCATGAGCCGAAGGCGCGCAAGGCACTGGCCGACATCGAGCGCAAGGACATCAAGGTCCGCAAGGAGAAGCTGAAGAGCAGGGCGGATCACCTCAAAGACACGCAGCACGCTTTCAATGCCTGGATACGTGCCCGTGACAGCGGACAGCCCTGCATTAGCTGCGGGACCACGGCTGACGTTCAGTACTGCGCCGGACACTACAGGACGACTGCAGCCGCCCCAGAGCTCCGCTTTGAACCGCTCAACGTAAACCTTCAGTGCAATCGCAACTGCAACATGGGCAAGTCCGGAAACCTGCTTGGGTATCGGCCTGGCCTGATCCAGAAGATTGGCATCGAGGCCGTGGAGTGGCTGGAAGGGACTCATCAGCCCAAGAAGTACACCGTGGATGAGCTGAAGGCGATGACCGCCGAATACCGGGCAAAGACCAGAGAACTGAAAAAGGAGCAAGCCGCATGAAGCTGATCAACGCAAGGCAGGTATGGACCGAAGCACAGCACGAATCGAACGCGTCGATCAGCGCTGTGGCCATCGACAGGGCGGAGTCTGCACCGGTGAAGACCGGGGGGCGCATCGGCAAGCGCGAGGCGTCATTCCCAGCCCTGGGCAGCGAGAAGGGGGAGGAGGCCGGGCGCTTCTCCGTGCCTGGGCAGCGGATCAGCATCAGCGAAACCCGGCGCACATCGGCTGGCAAGTCAACGGCCCGAGCTGCACACCTGGCAACCATAGGCAAAGTCCTGCGCGCCGTCGGTACCCTGCCATTCCAAGAGCAACAGTTCGGGCACTACCTGTATCACCCATGCATGACGCTCGCTCACGTGCTCAACGCCGAGAAGCTGATCTGGAGCTGTGTGGACTTTTCCGCCCTGACCGAAGCAAAGGAAGCGAAGGTGCATTGCCTTGTGACGATGGCCCTGCAGTCCTACAAGGTAGAGGCTCATGGCGGCGCTCAGTGGGGGCCAGCTCGTATCGCCGAGGGTATGCTCAAGCTCTACGGCGTCCACATAGAGCCCAAGGTATGGGATCGGGACTGGAAGGAGGCGTGGAATTTCCTGCGAGATGCCATTGAAGAAGTGGATATTCGTGTACAGCAGCCTGTATGGCAGGTTATTCGCGCAGAAAAAGAAGAGGTGGCGGCATAAAGGTGTTGTCGTGTTGGGGTTTTTGATGTACTTTCCCCATAGTGCACAAGTAACGCGAAACGCACACGAAACCCTGAACCCGGCCAAGCGCCGGGTTTTTTGTGGTGGCCTATTGCTTTTCCTGATGGCTTTTGCAAATCTAGATCCAAGCCATGGGGTAACCCAGAAGCTTAGGGTAACCAGCCTTACTGGTATTTATCCCCTAGTAGCTTAACTGGATAAAGCGGCTCTCTAACTAAGGGTCAGATTCAGGTTCGAATCCTGACTGGGATGAATTTTCAAGGCCCCGCCATAGTGCGGGGCTTTTTTATGCCTCGAATTTACCTGTAGCCAGGACAGCCCTCGGGAAGGCCTGGACGTCGATAACCGGTAGTGCGACGTACGAAATAACACCGGCAGCCCGCGCATCCTGACCTCGCTGTGCTTCCAGGGTGGCACGAGACAAGAGCGGCGAGATCGGTGCATTGGGGCGTCGACGCCGGGAAGGTCTTTGGCAGACAGCGCGGAAAGACGCGCACACCTATTCAGGGCCTCGATATTGATCGGGGCCTTTTCGTTTTCGGCCCCGCCACACCCTTCGCACTGAGCAGGGAGTGCCGTCGGGGCTGATCTATTTATGGCCAAGGCCATTTTTTTCATGGAGTGACGATGGATCCTACTGACCTCGGCCCAGGCACAGCTACCTGGCTGGGCGGTAGCGCCACCGTTGTGCTCGGCGGCCTGCTTTGGCTGCGCCGGTTCCTCTCCAAGGACGCAACCGACCGCGCCATGGATAGTGCTGATATCGGCACGCTTAAAAGACTGAACGAACTGCTGAACCAGGAACGAGCTGCCCGCAAAGAAGCCGAGGCCCGCGCTGATCAATTCGCGAAAGAGCGGAACGACCTGGCCGCCGCCGTTGGGCGCATGGAAGGGAAGATCGAAGCGCTGACCAGTCAAGTCGCTCAGCTCACTGACCGCGTGACGCAGCAGAGCGACGAGATCACTCGCCTGCGGACCAAGCTGGGAGGAATCGCCTGATGGACAGATGCGCATTGGAATTTATCGCACGCCGCTGGTGGCGCCGGGCCGAGGTCTGGGCCATTGCTGTCGTGCTGGTTGGTGGTGGTGCAGTTCTGGGATACCAGGCTGCTTACTGGTCGCTCGCCGAGAAGCAGAGCAACCAGGTGACCGACATTCGCAAGGCCTACGACACCGCCATGACTGAGCGGGACAAGCGCCTGGAAGAACTGACCCGTCAAACCGGAACCGCCGCCGACAAAGCCACGAAGGCGGCAACTACTGCGGCCCAGGCTGCCGACAAAGCGGACGAAGCCCTCAACCGGGTATCTCAGTAATCCGCGCCACGTTTTCGAATGCGCCAAATCGTGGCGCGAGGTTTTGCAGGTGAGCAATGTCACCCGCCTGCGGCACGCGCTACCGATGAGCCAGGACATCAATAAGGCACTGACCGATCTGCATAGCGCGATAGCCAAGGCAATTGATGCTGCCAAAGTTACCGGTCTGCCTCAGGGGATTGTCGTCGCGGTTTTGCACGGTCATGCTCATGCTGAAACCGCGACGATGACCGGTCGCTGACAAACCTATTGCCGTTTAAGGCTGTGGAACCATGATTCGTAGAAGTTGGCCAGAACCATTTGGATGGTATCCCCCGAGACAGTGTACGTACCCTTATCGTCTGCCAATGGGATTACGCCGTCTTGCCCATTAATGACGTTTAAGAAGGCATCAGGCTTGTTCGGAATTGGCTCTAGATAGGCATTGTCGGGAAGGTATCCACCGCCAGATAGAAATTGCGTTGTGGACTCATTGGTTTTTTGAGCAGTTTTGAGTTCTTTTGCTGTGGCTCGCTTCGGCTGAGAAAGAACGATTCGAGCCGCAAAAAAATTTGCGGCAATTGCGACCATTGTCTCTTCGGGAGTTTGTTGTTTGTTTTCCGACATAATTTGCTGCTCTCTAACGGTTTGCATAATTGCACCAGGAAGCAATACAGGCACATCGCCATTATTTCAACTCCTTCTTTAGTCGATGCTGAGACAATTTATGACAACCAAGCAACCAGACTGGGAGGCAATTGAACGAACCTACCCAGCCGAGATTGCAAACTTCAGGGCTTACTGAGCAGGCAAGCAACGATCCCGGGCCTCACACATTCCGGTGCGATCATGAAAATGACGACTGCTACTGCAAGCACTAAGTAAATTGTGTTTTTCATCCTTCGAGCCTCGTTGGTTAATGAGCGCTCATTAGGCCGGGCTGGCTCGCGAATAGGCGGGCAATCTGCCCCTCTTTTGGGGGCGAACTCTGAATTGAGAAGGTTCTTCTGGTATGAATCGGCCGCGTCCTCCTGCGTCATTGGTCGAGCTATCCGATCTTTCGGATTTCGGCACCTGCCTGATGCCTGCCCCCGAAGTATGGGAATGGCTCCAAGCCGAGGTCCTTGCCGACACTGGCAGCATTCATAACGAAGACCATGCTCACCTACTGGATGCTGACATCCGGGTCATGTGGGCATCGTCGAGCTTCGAGAAGCAGGGCCGCACAGTCTTGGGCCAGGCCGAACAGGTAGCGTTCCGCGCCGGCGGTTGGCAGAAAGCCCGGATGGAGCAGCAGATGCGTGATTGGTTCGGCGATGTGCCGGCCTTCATCATCACGTTGGCTGCCGACTACTGCGCCCAGTGCAGCGACATCGACTTCTGTGCCCTGGTAGAGCATGAGCTGATGCATATCGCTCAATCCCGCGATCAATACGGACAGCCAAAATTCACGAAAGATGGAATGCCCAAGCTTGAGCTGCGAGGCCATGACGTCAGTGAGTTCGTAGCTATCGTTGAGCGATACGGTGTTGGTGCGCCAGATAGCGATGTTGCCCGAATGGTCGAAGCGGCCAAAAAACCACCATCCGTTAATCGCGCCTCGATAGCGAGTGCGTGCGGTACTTGCTTGCTGAGGGCTGTGTAGTGGAAGAGCAATGGAAGCAGATCAGTAATTGGCCGCACTACGCGGTGAGCAACTGTGGCCGGATCAAGAGGCTGACTACGGTGAAAAGCGGCATAGCTGGAGCCATCCTTTCCCAGTTTCTTGTCTGCGGCTATCCGTCGGTGAACTTCACTGATACGGGCCGCCGCAAGTCTGTTCGAGTGCATCGTCTCGTAGCAGAAGCCTTTCTACAAAGGCCGGAAGGTACGACAGAGGTAAATCACATCGACGCCACTCGCTCGAACAACAAAGTATCCAACCTTGAGTGGGTTAATGCGTCAGGCAACCGCAAGCATGGCTATGACCACGGGGCGAACGACGCGAAAGGTGAGCGCAATGGACACTCGAAACTAACCGAGCAAGGTGTGCGCGAGATCCGCTCCAGTGTGCCACTTACCAAGTCAGCCCAAGCCGATCTGGCTACGAAATACGGCATCTCAGTAGCAACTGTCATGGATGTAGCTGCTAAGCGAACCTGGAAGCACGTCGAATGACTTTAAATTGAACATTGTGAGGGCCTGTGGAACCTGTCTAAAGGCGGCATAGCGCTTTATCTGTCTCTGTACTCGGGCCAGTACTCCTCAATCATCCAGAATGGGGTGGCCTGCGGCAATTCACGCAGCTGCGCAATGAGCTCGTAGTAAGCCTTGTCATCCAGCTTGCTCCATTTGATCTCGGCCCAGTTTTGCTTGTGAGCAGACTCGATTTCGGGTGAGTCATGCAGCGCTATGAGTAGGTACTCATCAATTGGTGGGTGGGCTACCTGGGCGAGCGGAGAAGAGTGCTCCGGTCCATTTACGATCATGGCTTTTAAATAAATTGCGACTAATTTTGCGATTTTGCCGTAAGAAGACGCCACGCTCATTGCCGTTAGTTCGATACGGATGCGTTCGCACCAGTGTGAGTGCATCAGATCAAAATCACCTGCCGATATTTCTTTTAGCGACTCATCAAGGACTTCGTATCTGGCCAGATAGGCCTTTACTCCGGCGTTTTTTAAGGCGGTTGTTAGGTTTGTGGCTCCTCCATTCAATACTCCTCTATGAGAGGCGCGAGCAGCGGCCCATGCCGCAAATTTATGTCGGTGCTCAAAATGATCATAGGGCATTTCTATACCATGGCTATACGGAATTCACTTTATGGCAACGCTGACGGATGGCGTCAAACGCTACATCGTCCAAGCGTTGGCCTGTTTTGACACTCCAACACAGGTGGTCGAAGCGGTTAAGGAGGAGTTTGGTCTGCAGATACACCGCTCCCAGGTAGCCCAGTATGACCCAACCAAGATCGCAGGCAGCAAACTAGCAAGTAAGTGGCGAATGATCTTTGAAGACACGCGTGCCCGCTTCAGAGAAGAAACCGCCGAGATCCCGATCGCCAACCGCGCCTTCCGCCTCCGCGCCATGAACCGCTTTGTAGAGAAGGCCGAGACGATGAAGAACATCGGCTTGGCGATGCAGATCCTTGAACAGGCGGCGAAAGAAACCGGCGACATCTACGTCAACCGGGCCAGGAAGGAAGAGGCGGGCGACGAACCGGTGATCCCGACCCGTATACAGGTCGACGTGGTGGATGCGAGGAAGCCGAATGCCGAGCCTTAACGTTCCGCAGGCTCAGTTCCTCACGCTGCCCCACAAGTTTCGTGCTTTCGTTGCTGGGTTCGGCTCGGGCAAGACCTGGGTGGGATGCTCGGCACTGAGCAAGCACTTTATGGAGTGGCCCGGCGTCAACGCTGGCTACTTTGCACCGACCTATCCGCAGATCCGGGACATCTTCTATCCGACCATGGATGAGGTGGCCTACGACTGGGGGCTGAAGACCAAGATCAACCAGGCGAACCACGAAGTTCACATCTACAGCGGCCGGCAGTATCGCGGCACGGTGATTTGCCGGTCGATGGAGAAGCCGCAGACCATCGTCGGCTTCAAGATCGGCCAGGCCCTGGTAGATGAGCTGGACGTGATGAGCTTGCTGAAGGCTCAGCAGGCTTGGCGCAAGATCATTGCGCGGATGCGTTACAACTTGCCCGGGCTGAAGAACGGCGTGGACGTAACCACGACGCCGGAAGGCTTCAAATTCGTCTACCAGCAGTTCGTGAAGCAACTGCGTGACAAGCCGGCGCTGAACGACATGTACGGCCTAGTGCAGGCCAGCACGTTTGACAACGAACTGAACCTGCCGGATGACTACATCGCATCGTTGATGGAGTCGTATCCGCCGCAATTGATTCAAGCCTATCTCCGTGGGCAGTTCGTCAACCTTACGTCCGGCACGATTTACACGGCCTACGACCGCAAGCTCAACGGGTGCTTCGACACCGTGCAGCCTGGCGAGCCGCTGTTCATCGGGATGGACTTCAACGTCGGCAAGATGGCGGCGATCACTCACGTTAAGCGCGAACAGGGGTTGCCCAGGGCCGTGGATGAGCTGATCGACGGCTATGACACGCCGGACATGATCCGCCGGATTAAAGAGCGGTACTGGCAGCACGACGGCAACGATTTCAAGAAGACGTGCGAGATCAGGATCTACCCGGATGCCTCGGGCGATTCACGCAAGTCCGTGAACGCCAGTATCACTGATCTGGCCATGCTCAAGCAGGCCGGGTTCGCCGTCATCGCTCCAGCGGCAAACCCGCCGGTAAAGGACCGAATTAACGCAATGAATGCCGTCTTCTGCAATGCGCAGGGCGAGCGCCGCTACCTGATCAATTCGCTCACCTGTCCGACCTATGCCGATGGCCTGGAACAGCAGGTGTGGGGCGCGAACGGGGAGCCAGATAAAACCGCCGGCATCGATCACGCGAACGACGCCGGCGGCTACTTCATTCACCGCGAGTACCCGATCATCAAACCGGTCACCGCTATTAAAATGGGATACGCCCGATGAGCAACGACGTCTCCTTCAAGCGGGCGGAATACACGGCAGTGCTGGACCGCTGGGCGACCGTTCGCGACGTCTGCGCGGGCCAGCACCGGGTTGTTGATCGGCTGCCGTACATCAACGCGCACGACAAGTCGCCGGAGAACGACGACCGGAACCGGGCTTACCGCGAGCGGGCAGTGTTTAAGAACGCCACCGGACATACCCGTAACGGCCTGCTGGGCCTGGCCTTCCACAAGGATCCGACGCTGACGGTCCCGAAGAAGCTGGAATACCTACAGGACAATGCCAACGGCTCTGGGGTAAGCATTTACCAGCACTCCCAAGGCACGCTGGAGAAGGTGCTTGAGGCTGGGCGTCACGGGCTGTACGTCGACTATCACCAAGACGACGGCATCGGCGGGCACTCAGTGATCCTTTCCTACTGCGCAGAAGACATTATCAATTGGCGCACGGGTATGGTTAACGGTCACAGCGTGCTAACCCTGGTGGTGCTGCGCGAGTCGCCGGAGATCCCGGAAGGGTTCGGCTACAAGACGGCTGAGCAGTACCGGGAGCTGGCGCTTGAGGATGATGGGTTTGTTTGTCGTGTTTGGCGCCGGTCCGGTCCGAAAGGTGGCGGGCCGCTGGCGGTCATCGAAGAGTTCAGGCCGGAAGGCGTCACGGGGCGTCTTCAGGAGATTCCGTTCACCTTCGTCGGTGCGCAGAACAACGACCCAAGCATCGACGAGTCGCCGCTGTACGACATCGCCATGATCAACCTGGGCCACTACCGGAACAGTGCCGACTATGAAGACAGCGTCTTCTGGTGTGGCCAGGCCCAGCCGTGGATCTCAGGCTTGGACGAGCAGTGGCGCGACTGGATGGAGAAGAACGGCGTCTATGTCGGCTCCAGGGCGCCAATGATGCTGCCGGTCGGTGGCCAGTTCGGCTACGCGCAGCCCTTGCCCAACACGCTGGTCAAGGAGGCCATGGCCGATAAGAACCAGATGATGATTGAGCTGGGCGCACGGATGGTGGTGGCGTCACTTGCCACCAAGACTGCTACGGAGTCCCGCGGCGATCAGTCGGCATCTACTTCGGTTCTGGCCGGCTGCGTGGCAAACGTCAGCGAGGCCTACACCCGGGCGATCATGTGGTGCTGCGCCTACATGGGCATTGCTGACAAGAAGGTCGCCTACCAGGTGAATCAGGAGTTCGTCGAACTCACGGCTGATCCGCAGATGATCACGGCCTTGGTTGGCTTGTGGCAGCAAGGCGGCTTCGCCAAGGCAGACCTTCGGGCCTACCTGCGCAAGCTGGGCCTGATTGCGCCAGAGCGTACAGACCTGCAGATCGACGGCGAATTGCAGGAGCAGGGCGACGGTCTAGGCCTGGACGATGAGGACAAACCAAATGGCGGCAACTCAAGCAATCCTTGACGCCACGATCCGGCACGCGGTCTTCCTCGAGAAGCTCAAGTCTGGGGAGGTGGGCAAGTTTGCCCCGCTCCTCAAGGAAATTGATCGCTCGATCCGAGACCGACTGACCCAATCTGACCTGACCGAGTACAACGTCAAGCGCCTGGAAGCGTTGCTGAAGGAAGTGGATAGCCTGCTGCTGGGCATCTTCGACCGCTACAGCGCGCAACTGAACCTCGACCTGATGGACATCGCCAACTACGAGGCCGAGTTTGAGGCAACTAGCCTTGCCAGATCGGCTCCGGTTGGCGTGTCGCTGGATGTGGTTGCGCCGACGGCTGCTGCAATTCGTACCGCAGTACTGACCAACCCGCTCAGCGTACGCGGCACCGGTGGCGGGAAGCTGCTGAAGGCCTTCATCAAAGGCTGGACCGGCGCCGAACGTGAGCGCGTCATCGGCACCATCCGGCAGGGGTTCTTCGAAGGGCAGACGAACTTCCAGATCATCCGAAACATCCGCGGCACGAAGGCTGCCGCGTACAAAGACGGCATCCTGGCTACCACCAACCGCAACGCCAGCACGGTCGTGCACACCGCGATTCAGCATGTGTCGTCCCAGGCCCGTATGGAGGTGGCCAAGGCTAATACGGATATCGTCGAAGAGATCCAAATGGTGGCGACGCTGGACAGCAAGACCAGCCAGCAATGCCGCTCGATGGACAAGCGCAAGTTCCCCGTGGAGTCCGGCCCTCGGCCGCCGTTCCACCCGAGCTGCCGTACCACCTTCATCCTACTAACCAAGCTCAGCGTGATGTTCGCCAAAGGCGCTACGCGTGCCTCGGTGGGTGCTGATGGCGGACAGCAGGTCAGTGCCGACCTCGATTACTACCACTGGCTTCAGCAGCAGCCTGCTTCGTTCCAGGACGTCGCCATCGGCCCCGTCCGGGGCAAGCTGTTCAGGGAGGGCGGGTTGACCGTTGAGCGTTTCGCCGAGCTGCAGCTTGATCGCAACTTCGCACCGCTAACTCTGGCGCAGATGAAGGGACTAGAGCCTTTAGCATTCGAAGCGGCAGGAATGTAATGTCAAGAGCTGACGCATTTCGATCTCTCGGCCTCAAGGGTTTTCATAAGTTCGAAATACAGTTTTGGCCAATGGCGAGCCGCGCTTTCTAATTTCTTATAAACACTTGCCTTTTCTTCGTCGGACACATTGAGGGTTTCACGCATTGCGTTGGATACCTCGAGGGTTTGTACGGAGATTTCTGGCGCATATACAGAAACCATAAATGCGTTTTTCATAAGGGTCTCAGCTCGCTCGTTCCAGCCAGCGTCGTCCCTCAAAGGGCTATAGGCGTAGGTTGTAATGCTTGCGATGCTTTTGAGAAATGCATCTCCTTTGGCTCGAAGAGTGTCCTCGTGCTTATCCACTCGCTGAACGCAATTCTGTATGCGGTTCTGATTGAGGGTGTCATTGCTCGCCATCAGTGTAATTGCGGAGCTACCAAGGGCTCCGATAAGCGCGATTACTGAAGTAACGACCGCTACCGTTATCGTTTCTGGTAGAGAAAAGAAACGACCTTTCCGCAAAAGAGGCTGGCCCATCGTCATCCTTATTCATATTGCCAAGTGGCTTCGGGCGGATATTCACAGCCCAAAACTTTGAACACAACCCGCTTCGGCGGGTTTTTTATTGCCTGCAAAGTGGGCCGACTCAACCCAAGGGGTGCATCAACGTGGCAGAAGAAAACGAAATCGACCTGGAAAACCCGGCAATCAAGGCCGCTATCGCGACTGCCGTTGAAGCATCCGTTTCGGGTTTGAAAACCAAGAACTCGGAACTGCTGGGCAAGCTGAAGGAAACCTCCGGCAAGCTGACGCAGTTCGAAACTCAGTTTGAAGGCATCGACATTGATGCGGTGAAAGGCCTGCTCAGTCGTGCTGGCCAGGACGAAGAAACCAAGCTGCTGACCGAGGGCAAGGTCGACGAGGTCTTCAACCGCCGCACTGAGCGCCTTCGCGGTGACTACGACAAGCAGCTGAAGACCATCAGCGAGCGTGCCGAGAAAGCTGAGTCCTTCGCTGCCAAGTTCCAGGGCAAAGTCCTGGGCGATTCCGTACGCGGCGCAGCGCTGAAGGCTGGCGCGCTGCCAGAAGCAACCGACGACATCATCCTGCGCGCCAAAGGCGTGTTCACCCTTAACGAAGATGGCGATGCAGTTGCCGTTGATGAATCCGGCCAGGTCATCCTCGGTAAAGACGGCAAAACCCCTCTGACTCCGCTCGAATGGGCGGAATCTCTGCGCGAAAGCGCACCTCATCTGTGGCCAAGGGCCTCAGGGACATTTGCCCCGGGCGGGGGTGGCGGCAAGGCTGCATTCAAGCGCTCCGAAATGACCTCCGAGCAAAAGCGTGACTTCCAGCGCAAGCACGGCCAAACCGCATACCTCGCATTGCCCAAATAAGGGGATTAACCCATGGCTACAACCGTTAACAGCGACCTGATCATCTATAACGATGAGGCGCAAACTGCATACCTGGAGCGTGTCCAAGACAACCTGGATGTGTTCAACGCATCGTCCAACGGCGCGATGGTGCTGGACAACGAGCTGATCGAAGGTGACTTCCGCAAGCGTGCGCTCTACAAGCTGAACGGTTCGCTGGAACACCGCGACGTCAACTCTGAAGGCAAGGTTACTGCCAAGAAGATCAGCGCCGGCGAAGCTGTCGGCGTCAAGGCTCCCTGGAAGTACGGCCCGTACCAGACCACCGAAGAGGCGTTCAAGCGCCGCGGTCGTCCGGTCGAGGAGTTCTCCCAGATCGTCGGTGCCGACGTTGCTGACGCGACCCTGGAAGGCTTCATCCAGTACGCAACTGCTGGCCTTCGTGCCGCCATCGGCTCCAACGCTGACATGGTGGTTTCGGCCAACATCGAAACCGACGGCAAGAAGACGCTGACTCGCGGCATGCGCAAGTTCGGCGACAAATTCGGCCGGATCGCTCTGTGGGTCATGCACTCCAGCGCCTACTTCGACATCGTCGACGAAGCTATCACCAACAAGATCTACGAAGAGGCCGGTGTCGTGATCTACGGCGGCCTGCCGGGCACACTGGGCAAGCCTGTACTGGTGACCGACACCGCGCCAGCGGACGTGATTTTCGGCCTGCTGCCAAACGCAGTGACCATTACCGAGTCCCAAGCCCCAGGCTTCCGTTCCTACGAAGTGAACGACGAAGAGAACCTGAGCATTGGCTACCGCGCTGAAGGCACCGTGAACATGGATGTACTGGGTTACAGCTGGAAAGCCACCACTGGAGGTTCCAACCCAACCCTGGCTGCGGTCGGTTCTGCTGCCAACTGGGTCAAACACGCGGGCAGCAACAAGGTCACCGCCGGTGTGATGATCCAGCTGACTGCAACGCCTCCTGTAATTGGCGGCTAAGCCAAAAACTCAACGCGCGGTCAGCGATGGCCGCCTTGGAGAAACACATGGAATTGACTTACAGCAACCAGCTGAACGGCTTCGACCCGGAGAAGCGATACCGCAATCCGGAACACTTCGATAAGCCCGAAGCCGGCGTGACAAGCGTGCTGGTGATTGGCGATTGGCCGAGCGTGGTCAATGCGTACGAAGCAGCCGGCATCGATGTGTCGGTGAGGGAGGCTAGGCGGGTGCAGATGGTTGGCGCCACCAAACAGGCCGAACTGGAAAAAGTCGTTGCGGCTTTGCGTGCTGAGCATGGATCGATCGAGATCCTGATTGGTGGCCTGGAAGCTGGCGAGATTCACCGTCCCGAGTCAGGCGAACTGGCGTTGCGCTTGTTTGATCTGCTCGGAACCATCCATACCTCGGTTGGCACCCTGACCACTGAACGCGACGGCCTGCTCTCTACCGTTAAGGCGCTGCGTGAAGAGTTGGACGTGCTGAAGACGGCGACCATTGCACCGCCGACTGACGAGGCCAGTGAAATCGTGGCGTTGAAAGCGAAGCTGGACGAAGCCAAAGTGCCGTACCGGGCAAACGCATCGAAAGAATCCCTGGAAAGGCTCGTCGCTGAGCTGGCCAAGGATTGATACTGCTGGCTGCCGGTGACCCGGCGGCCAATCTTCAAACCATTCCAGCGAGTTGACGCATGACACTCATTATCGAGGATGGGACTGGCAAGCCTGACGCCGAAAGCTATGCGAGCGCTGAGGATCTGGCCAGGTATGCTGTGAAATTCGGCACGGTCATCCCCGCGGGTGTTCCCGAGCAGGAAGCGCTGCTGCGCCGGGCCGCTTTGGCGATGGATGGCATGACCTGGAAGGGTCGCAAGGCGAACAGCGAGCAGGGGCTGTCCTGGCCGCGCCGGGAAGTGCTGTTGGACCACGAGATCAAGCCGAACAACTATCTGCCGGCGCGGATCCAGTACGGGCAGATGGCCCTGGCCGCTGAAATTCATCAGGACGACATTGATCCAATCGACAAACGAAAGGGTGCTGTGACGCTGGAGCGTGTCGAGGGTGCAGTGACTCGCGAGTACGCGACGATCTCCAACTCCAGCGGTCGATTATTGCCGGCGGCGCCTGATCGGCCGAGCGCCACGCAGTTTGCCGACTACCTAAAAAAGCGCGGACTGTTCGCAATCCGAGCATAGCCGCAACGGAGTCCACATGGCCTTCTACGATGAAATGGCCGTGATGGCTCTGGAGATGATTACAGAGTTCGGCCAACCCGTGACGATCAGCAAGACGGAGCAGGGCGAGTACGACCCAGAGACTGGCGGCGAGGCGCCTGGCGCCACTATTGAGCAAATCGCCCAGGGCATCCTGCTCGACTTCACCGGCCAAGAATTTCAGAACAACAGCCTGATCAGGCAGGGCGACAAAAAGCTGAAGATCGCCGCGCAGGGGCTGACTTGGGTGCCGGGTCTTCTCGACAAAGTCGTGGCCCAAGGCCGCACCTGGTCAATCGTGCCGCCGCTGAAAGAGATCAACCCGGCAGGCACGCCGATTCTTTATGAGCTGCAGGTGCGCTCATGACGAACAAATACGCCAGCATGAACGGCAGCTTCGCCGAGAACATTCGCGACTTCGCTGAGCGCGCCCAGGTTGGTATCGACGCAACCATCCGAGAGATCGTTATCGAGATCGGCAGCAGCGTCATCCGCATGTCGCCCGTGGGCAATCCAGAGATCTGGGCGGCGAACATTGCGCACCGGCAGGCGAACACCCAGGCGGCCGACGACTACGATTTCAAGGTCGCAGTGCGCAACACGATCATCAACCTCAACGAATCGAACTTCACCAAAGCTGGCAGGCTGCGACGCGGTGTGAAATATGCCAAACCCCTGACCAAGACCGAGCGCGACCAGAATTTCAACGTGAACGGATTGGTCGCGGGCAGGGACTACGTCGGTGGACGGTTTCGGGGGAACTGGCAGTTTTCCATCGGCACGCCGGCGGAGGGCACGCTTGACCAGGTCGACCCGGCTGGTGGTGTGACGCTGGCCAAGCTGCGACTACAGGTCCAGGCGCTTACGGCCGGCGAGACAGCCTACATCGTCAACAACCTCCCGTACGGCATCCCGCTGGAGTATGGGCATTCGACCCAGGCACCCGGCGGCATGGTCCGGATAACCCTGGCCCGGTTCCAGCAGATCGTAGACGAAGCCACAAGGAACAATCAGGTATGAGCCACGCCATTATCGCGTCCATTTACGAGGCCAAGCTGATTGCCTGGAGCAAGGCCCGGGCGGAGCCGATCAAGGTTGTGTTCGAGAACGTCCAGTACGACCCGGCCGACGGCGAGACCTATCTGCGGGCGTTCTTGCTCCCGGGCGATACTGCGAGCAGCACGCTCGCCGGCGACCACCGCGCATTCATCGGCGTATATCAGGTCAGCATTGTGGCTCCTGCCAATACCGGCAAAGCCAAGACGAACCCACTTGTGGCTGAGTTGAACACGCTGTTCCCGCTTTATGCGCGAGACACAAAGGCAGGTCTCACCGTCGTTACGATGTCGCCAGTTGATCCTGGCCAGGGCATTCCTGATCCACCCACATATACCGTGCCGGTATCGTTCGAATACAGAGCCGACACCGCCTGATCCTAGACGGTAGAATTTCTTCATGAATTGGTTTGGGAATACCTGCGATGGACGAAATCAGGAAGCAGCGGCTTCAATACCTAAGTGAGTGGGTAGAGGACCACTGCTACAGGAATCGTGAAGAAATCGGCTTGAGCGAGCGGTGCTTATGCGTCGGATGCGGTCTTTGGCTTGTGCCCACTGAAATTATAAAGTGGTACGAGGAAAAGCATGCCTGCTGTCCAGGCTGTGGCCTTACCGGTGTGGTCGTAGGTTCGAAATCCGGTATCCCTTTGGACGAGGTCCGAAGCAATATGAAAGTCGATTAGCAACAAACAACATTTAGCCCGTTGGGCAAACCCCGAAACCCGCCTCTGTGCGGGTTTTTTCATTTCTGAAAAGAGGAAACACCCATGGCCGGCATCCAAATGCCCAACGGCGCCACCCTTGAGATCGCAGCTGCTTACGGCCCGGCGATCCCATTTACCGCTTTGACGAATGCCAATCCAGCTGTTGCAACCGCTGCGGCGCACGGCCTGGCTGAGGGCGACGTCATCGCTGTCAATTCTGGCTGGACTCGCCTCGATGGTCGCGGCGTTCGGGTCGGTGAGATTGCCAGCGGCACTTTTGCACTGGAAAACGTCAACACCACCAGTGTTCAGCAATACCCTGCCGGATCCGGCATCGGCTCGGTCCGCGAAGTGACTGGCTTCACCGAGATCTCGCAGATTACTGAGATGAACTCCAGCGGTGGTGATCAGCAGTTCCTGACGTTCGGCTTCCTGGCTGACGATGATGACCGCCAGATGCCGACCACCAAGAACCCGATCACGCTGACCTTCACCGTCGCCGACGATCCGTCCAAGCCATATGTGGCCGTCTGTGAGACTGCGGATGATGATAAGCAGGCTCGCTTGCTTCGCCTGAACCTGCCGGGCGGCAGCAGCATCATCTACAACGGCTATGTGTCGATCACGTCGACCCCGACCATGTCACGCAACAACCTGATGACCCGCGTGATCAGTCTGGCGCTGACCGGTCGCCCAGCCCGTTACGCGGCTGCGGTGTAATCCATGGCTAAGTTCAAATTGATCCAGAAGCCGACCTTTAAGGCGCCGGTGATGATCCAGCGTGCTGGGTACAACGCCGAAAAGGTGGAGTTTGAGTTCAAGTACTTGGACCGCACCGCGCTTGCCGAGCTGTATGCCGGCTGGAACGAGCGGCACGACGAGCTGGGCAAGCAGGTCGGGGATATGGACCTAAAAGCTTTCACCGCCGCCCAGATCGCTCTGCAAGCCGACCAACTGCTGGATGTGGTTGTCGGCTGGGATATCGAAGAGGAATTCACGCCTGAAAACGTGCGCATCCTCGTCAATTCGATCAACTCGGCGCCGAAGGCAGTGTTGAACGCTTACTCCGAAGCCTTCAGCGAAGCCCGCCTGGGAAACTCCTAAGCGCCTCCCGCGCGCTGTATGAACCAGGGCCGTCAGATGCAGATCTGATGGCCTTCGGCTTATCGCGCCAGGACATCCCCGACAAGGAAGTTGGCATCTGGCCGGACAACTGGGAGGCCTTCAAGGTCTTCGAGGCCATGAGCACTCAGTGGCGCACAGGCGCGTGCGGCGCAACAGGCATGGACTACAGCGTTCTCTCCGGTGTGATTCGGATGTGTGGCGTACCGATCAGCCAGCGACAAACCATTTTCAGCGACTTCCGGCGCATGGAGGCTGAAGCCTTGCAGGTGATGGCGGAACAGAGAGAAAACAAATGAGCACCAATTTCGCTTCCCTCGGTATTGCGGTCGAATCGTCGCAGGCCGCAAAGGCTGCTGATGATCTGGATAAGCTGGTCGATTCCGCGGAAGGCGCCCAGAAGGCCATTGATGATCTGGGCAAATCAGGCGAAGGCCTGGCCAACACCGGCAAAAAGGTTTCCCAGGCAGAAGCGGACGTTGCGCAAAGTATCGATAAATCGACGGCGGCCAGGGATCGTCAAGCTGGAGCAAGTCGCAAGGCAACTGACAGCGCAGTAGCGGAAATCTCCATCATCAGTCAGCTCGACAAGGCGATGACTGGCAATATCTCGAGCATGGAGTCGCTGGTTCAAGCCGAAGGCTTACTGGAGCGCGCCCGCAAGGGCGGCTTGGTCACCATTGAGGAGCAGGCGAAGTACCAAGATCAACTGGGAAAGGCTTACGACAAGATTGAAAAGGCGGAAGCCAAAGAGCTGGTCCAGAAGCAAAAGCTGATCGAGGCTGAGAATCGTCAGATTGAGGCGCTGAAGCGCACCGTCAACGGGATTGATCCGGCAACCGCCAAGCTGGCGAAGCTGGAAGCTCAGGAGAAAGCGCTCAACGACCTGCACAAAACGGGTCAGATCGACGCCGATCGTTACAACGAAGCCTTGGCCAAGATCGGCAAGGACCGCGCAGGTCTGACTGAAGCCGCGGGTGCATTCGACAAGCTGAAACTCGGCACCCGCCAGGCTCAGGAAAACGTAATGCAGCTCGCCAACGCTTTCCAGGCGGGTGATCTGGGCAGCGGGGCGCGTGCGATCGCTCAGCTGGGTGCTGGCGCCGGTGAGTCGGCGAAAAGCCTGGCAGGTATGCTGATCCCGGCCGGCCTGCTGGTCGCCGTAATCGGTTCGCTGGGCTACGCATACTTCGATGCAATGAAGCAGGCGCGAGAGTTCAATGCCGCGATCAATGGCGGTACGAATGGTGCCGGGCAGACCATCGCCAGCCTGAAGGACATGGCCGATGGCGCTGGGCGCGTCACCGGCAACCTGTCCGGCGCGCGCGAGGCAGTTGTTTCGCTTGCATCCGGGGCTGCTACCAGCGGCACGCAGATGCGTAATCTGGCTGAAGCCGCAGCGGCCGTGAGTGAAGTAACCGGCCAGGGCGCTGGCGACCTCGCCAAGTCCTTTGCCGCTGCCGGCGAAACGGCCACCGAAGCGGCAGGCAAGATCAGCAGCCAGTACGGGCTGCTGACCCTTGAGCAGTACCAGGTGATCAAAGGGCTGGATGACCAGGGCGACAGTCAGCGCGCGTTGGATGTGCTCAGCGAAGACCTGAATCAGGCCGCACTTACGCGGCTGAAGACCTACCGCGAGTCACTATCCGACGTAGAGCGCGACTGGGACAGCATCAAGACCGCTATTAAAGGCGCGTACGCCGAAGTCCGGTCGGAAATTTTCCCCGACTTGGCCAAGCAGATCGAGATCACGCAGCGGGTGCTGGATACGCGCAAGGGGGGTGGGGTGGCTGGTGCCATTTCCAATGGCCTCAGCTCCTTGAATTCGGCGCTTGGCCTTGGCACTGGCGAACACGACGACTCAACTGAGGCGCTCGAGAGAAAACTTGCTGAACTCAAGGCCAGGCAGACGGCAAGCGCTAATCTGGCAATCGCCACGGGTGAAAACACCGACGCGAACCAAAAGGCCATTGAGGCTCAGAAAGCGCTGGATACTCAGCTCGACAACATCAATCCGCTGAACAAGCGTAAGGCGGCTCAGGAGAAGCTGAATCAGCAGTTCAGAACGTTATACGAGAACGCTGAGAAAACAGGTCAGAAGTCCCCGCTGCTCGATGGTGTCAATTACGACGGCGGTAAGTTCTATGGCGGGGCCTACGATACGCTCCTGAAAGGGATTCAGGACAAGAATAAAGACCCGAAGGCAGCAGGCACGCAGGTCGACCTTACCGGCTTCAACAACGCCAAGAATGACCTGGCGGCGATCACCGACACCTACAAAAACTACCAGAAGGAACTGGAAGCGGCTCAAAAGGCCGGCCTGCTGTCTGAGGAAGACTATTTGCTGCGGCGCCAGGCGCTAATCGGCAATCAGCTCGGCCAAACCACGGCGGCATACGAGGCTGAGATTGCCGCACTGGAAGCGGCCAAGGCCAAGAAGGGCACCTCGGCCGCGCAGAGCATCCAGCTCGACCAGAAGATCGCCGATGCGCGCGCGGGCATGGCCAAGGCGCAGAAGGATGCGGACAGCCAGCTTGAGGTTTTGGCGACCAACGAAACAGGACGACTCGCCAAGCAGGAGCGGGCGATCAGTTCCTATGTTCAGGCACTGGGGCAGCAACAGCGCGCGCTGGAGCTTGCTGGGCAGCGTGCCGTGCTGGGTGTTGGTCAGGGTGATCGCCAAAACGCATTGAGCGGTCAGCTGAACAGCCAGCAAGACCGGTTTGCTCAGCAGTCGCTTGAGCTGGAAAACCAGCGCTCCGACCCGTCACGGAACATGTCGGAGGAAGAGTTCAAGCGGAAATCGCAGGCGCTCGCAGACGCGAACAAGGCCGCCACTGAGCAGATTCGGCAGAACTACGCTGATGTGGAGAACGCCCAAGGCGATTGGACGAAGGGCGCAACGGCTGCCTGGGAAAACTATCTGGATTCGGCAAAGGATATCGCCGGCCAGACCAAAAGCCTCTTCGGCAACGCCTTCAGCTCCATGGAGGACTCCATCGTCAACTTTGCCATGACCGGTAAGGCGTCGTTCTCGGATTTCGCCAAATCGATTCTGGCCGACATGGCGCGCATAGCGACCCGCCAAGCCAGCTCGGCACTGCTGGGCAGTCTGGTAGGGGCGGCTGCAAGCTACTTGGGCGGCAGCGCAGCGGGCGGCGGGAACGGTATGGCGGCCGGTTCTGCCGGTGCGACCTCTTCGAACTTGGGCGCGTCCTCGGCCGGTTACTCCAGCACCTACTTTCCACAGGCTTTGGGCGGCGCTTGGTCGAGCGGTGTGCAGATGTTCGCAGACGGCGGTGCGTTCACGAACTCAATCGTCAGCAAACCCACGGCGTTCGGCATGGCCAACGGCAAGACCGGCGTCATGGGTGAAGCTGGTGAGGAGGCGATCATGCCCCTGACCCGGACGTCGAGCGGCAAGCTTGGGGTCATGGCCATGGGCGGCGGTGGGGCTGGCGGAACGCAGATCAATGTCGAGGTACACATCGACGGTGACGGAAATGCATCGTCAACGGCTGACGCACCTGGCTATGACCTCTTCGGCAAGGAGCTGGCGACGTTCGTAGAGCATAAGTACCAAGAACTGCGGAGCAAGGACATGCGCCAGGGCGGCGTCATCAACAACGCAATCAAGGGGCGATGATGGCTATCGAAAGATTCACCTGGGCGACGGAGAAAGGCGCGGAGGGCGATATTGCCCAACGCGTCCGCTCCAAGAAGTTCGGCGACGGGTACGAACAGTCGGTCGAGGACGGCCTGAACAACCGGACGCAATCCTGGCCGGTGACCTTTACCGGCCTGAAGGCGCGCATCAAGGAAATCATGGACTTCATCGACCGACACAAAGGGGCGAAGGGCTTCCTCTGGGAGCCGCCCCTCGGCGAACTTGGCCTCTATAAGTGCAACGGCTACAAGCCAGTGCACCGAGGCGGCCAGGTCTACGCCATCACTGCGACTTTCCAGCAAACCTTTCATCCCTGAGATAACTGCCCATGGCACTGATCACGGACATCCAGAAACTGGAGCCCGGCGGCGAGATTCGCTTGTTCGAAATTGACGGTACCGAATACGGCGCCGATTATCTTCGCTTCCACGGTCACGCCATACCGCACACGCCAGAGGAATTGCTGGCCTATGAGGGCTCCGAAGAGGATCTGCCCGCAAAGTCGATTATCTGGCAGGGCCAGGAGTACGCGGCCTGGCCTGTGCAGATTGAGGGTATTTCCTCGAGCAGTGACGGCACCGCCTCTCGGCCAACGTTCGCCGCCGGCAACGTTAACGGGCGCGTCACGGCGCTGTGCCTGGCCTTCGAGGACATGCTGAAGTTCAAGCTGACGGTTCGCGAGACTCTGGCCCAGTACCTGGACGCCGCCAATTTCCCCGAGGGCAACCCAACTGCCGACCCGACCCAGGAGGCGCTGGAAATCTGGTACATCGACCAGAAAACCAGCGAGGACGGCGAGGCGGTGGTTTGGGAGCTGTCGTCCCCTGGAGAGATCGATAACCACGGTTTGCCCGGCCGACAGATGACGACCTTCTGTCACTGGGCCATGACCAACGGCTACCGCGGGCCTGATTGCGGCTATACCGGTGCAGCGATGTTCGACGACGAGGACAACCCTACGGATGACCCGGCCCTGGACCAGTGCAAGGGCTGTTTGTCGTCCTGCAAGCTGCGCTTCGGCGAGAACGAAGAATTAGGATTTGGGGGATTTCCAGCAGTGAGCCTCGTGTCCAGATCATAGTAGAATTGCCTTGTGGCTAGAGCATGCAACCCGAAAAGTCGACACCTAACCGACCTGCCACTCTTCTTCAGTTGGGTCTCACGCTTTAAGGGTGTGATTTGAAGATGAAATACCCAAAAGATTTGGTGGGCTTGCAGTTCGGCAGGCTCACGGTCATTAGCCAAGCGCCAAACCAGCGGTGATCGATGGTGAGGAGCGCACACTTGTAGAGTGGGCAAAAATTGCTGGGGTCGCTTCCGCCACCATGCGCAATAGAGTGAAGGCGGGGATTGTAGGTAGAGCATTACTTGCGCCACCGCGATCCAGAAAAATATCTGCTTAACCCAATGGCGCTACGGCGCCCTTTTTAGTGGGCGCGAATAATGCGAAAACACATCATCACCGCCATCCTGGCGCACGCGGCGGCCCAGTATCCGAAAGAATGTTGCGGCCTGCTGCTGGCCATCGGTCGAAAGCAGAAGTATTTCCCGTGCCGGAACATCGCCACGGAGCCGAACGAAGAGTTCCGTCTCGACCCCGAGGACTACGCCGCGGCGGAAGACTTGGGCGACGTGATCGGCATCGTTCACTCGCACCCGGACGCCACCAGCAGGCCGTCACCGCATGACTTGGCCATGTGCGAGGCCACGGGCTTGCCCTGGCACATCCTGTCATGGCCCGAGGGCGACATGCGCACGATCGCGCCCACGGGCTGCACGCCGCTGCTCAAGCGGCCCTTCGTGCACGGCGCCTGGGATTGCTGGCAGGTCTGCGCTGACTGGTACCAGCGTGAATGGGGGCTTGAGTTCGAAGCCTTCCAGCGCACCGACGGCTGGTGGGAGAGTGCGGAGAGCGCGAGCCTGTACGAGCAACATTACGACGCGGCCGGCTTTGTGCGAGTCGACCGGCCGCAGCGCGGCGATCTGATCGTTATGCATGTGGGCCGGACAGTTCACCCGAACCACGCTGGGATTTACCTCGGCACAGATCCGGCATTGCCTGGTGAAGATTCGGGCGCGTTCGGACCCGGCCCGTTCCTGCTGCATCACCTTTACGGAAGGCCGTCGGAGATCATCGTTTACGGTGGGCCGTGGCATGACCGGACGCGACTGATCCTTAGGCACAAAGACGCAAAACAACCAACATGACGCGGCATGGCCGCAGGAGAAAATATGCAGAGTGTAATTGAGTCAGCAGCTAAAACCGCCAGTGGCGAACCGGTCTGGCGGCTAACAAAGGGTTAGTTGCCTTTGTTTTCCAGCATTTTTTCGATGTAGGAAACGTCTTTCAGAATGACCTCAAGCGGCCATTCGTAGGCGTCTCTTGCTTCGCCGCTTTCGCATCCACCTGCAGGCACCTCTCTGAAAAACTGTGCTGCGCGTTGCAGCGCTTCTTCATTGAAACCTGGTGTCTGTTTCAATGCATGAGTAAGCGACAAAAGCGCCATGAGAACGCCGTGTTCAAAAGGTTTAACTTCGTATGCCACATTGACCTCCAGGTCATAAACGCGCCGATATTGGCGCCATCCCAGTCCTTGGGCTTGCAGGCGTAGGACCGGGTGATTTTCAGCTCGTCTTTGTCCTGACAATCAACTGCCATAGAACTTCAACAGAGGCGTCCTCATGCTGATGCCTGTTTTGTGGTGGGAAAGGCTGGCCAGCATTCGAAGTAATTTCATCGCCACACCCCTGACACCGATATATGCCAGAGACGGGAACCGTGTCCCCGATTTCATAAAGCGTGGTCCAGTGGGCGTGACCTGGTGAATTCGTTGTTGAAATAAATCGACGAGTGAATTCGGTTACATAAGCCATTGCGCTCTCCTTGTGCCAAGAGGCACAACGCTACTACGCTGAACGCCTGCCCAGTTACTGGCATTCCATCCACACTGGATGCCTGACCAGGCTTGCTTCAAAAGGGTCTGTCTGTTCGATCTTGTGATGGCGTAATGCTAGAGTGCGCTCACAATCACAGGAGTTGAACGATGGTGCGCACGGTAGCTGTTTTGATGGGTTTCGCTTTTTTGGCTGGCTGCGCTAACACGCAGGAGGTTGACGCTTGGCGAGCGGAGGCCCAGCGAACAACACCAGTATGCACGAGCGAAAATCAGTGCCAGGTGATGTGGTCTGCAGCGCGCGGCTGGGTTTTGAGTCATGCAGGGACGAAAATTCAAAACTACGGTACTGATTATTTCGACACATACAACCCGATACCGAACAGCCCATCGCTGGCCGCGCAGGTTTCCAAGGATGCCCTAGGCTCTGGCAAGCACAAGATCAGCGCAAAGCTATGGTGCGATAATATGTTCGGCTGCCAGCCCAATGCATGGCAGGCGCTTTTAGACTTCAACCGGACGGTGAATCAGGCGGGTACCGGTCAGTGACCGATTCGAAAAGGAGTACAGAATGCGAGTTTTGATAGCGGCGGTAGCGGTGGCGATGCTCGCGGGGTGTGTATCGCCGGGGGATCTTGAGGCGAAGGACCCGAGCATCGCCGCTAGTTCTGCCAAAGACCCGAAAAAGTATGCGCTCTGCGTATTTCCCAAATGGCAGGACGCGCGCAGCGACGTGACGATGTCAGAGACTGAGTACGGATATCGCCTTGTTGCAGCAAGCAACAACATGACAGATGAGCTGCTGAGTATCCGCAAGATTTCAAGCGGCAGTTCGGTGAAGCTGTTTCAGCGACTGGCCTGGGGTCCTGGATGGGGCAGAAGTGACATGGAGAAGGCAGTCCGGAACTGCCTATGAATAAATAAACACAAGCCGCCTCCGGGCGGTTTTTTTACGCTTGGAGTAAGTATGGCCGCGCTGACAATTGAATACCAACCGCTCACTACCGTCCTCCTCTACGGCCAGCTACGGCAGTTCGGAAGGTCATTCCGGCTGTCTGTGCGCTCACCAGCAGAAGCGATTAAGGCTCTCTGTGTTCAGCTTCCAGGCTTTGAACGGTTTATCTCAAACGCCAAGTCTCGAGGGGTTGAGTTTGCTGTTTTCCGGGGAAAAAACGCCCTTGGTGAGAAGGAGGTAGGGTTTTCAGGTGCCGGAGACATTCGTATCGCCCCAATTATCACCGGCAGCAAGCGAGCCGGGCTTCTCCAGACCATCATAGGTGCGGTTTTGATTGCCGTGTCCTTCATCCCTGGGTTTCAGGTGCTTGCCGCCCCCGGCATTGCTCTTGCGGCTGGTGGCGTAATACAGATGTTGAGTCCTCAAGCCACGGGCCTGAAGACCAGTGCTGCGCCAGAGAACACACCCGGCTACGCCTTCGGCAGCGCCAAGAACACCACTGCGTCGGGTAACCCGGTCCCGCTCTGCTACGGAAAGCGTCGGGTTGGCGGTGCGATTATCAGCGCCGCCATCTACGCCGAAGATCAGATGTAGCGAACACCTGAAACACCGCAGCCGCCCATGAGGCGGTTTTTTATTGCCTGGAGGAAAGCATGGGCGCAGCACGCATGATTGATATCCACGGCGCCAAGGGCGGCGAAGAGAAACCAAAGACGCCAACAGAAGCCCCGGATAGCCTGCGCTCCGTTGCCATCGCCAAAATCCTGATCGCGGTGGGCGAGGGTGAATTCGAAGGAACTCCCACGGCCAAGGACATTTACCTCGACAACACCCCGCTGCAAGACCCCCAGGGCAACATGAACTTCCCGAACGTGAAGTGGGAGTGGCGCACCGGAGCCGTGGACCAGACCTATATCCAGGGCATTCCGTCGATCGAGAACGAAACCACTATCAGTACCGAACTGCGCAGCGGCACACCATGGGTTCGGGCCATCACCAATACCCAGCTTTCGGCCGTGCGCGTGCGTTTCGCTTGGCCGGCGCTCCAGTCGGTAGATGCCAGTGGCAACATCAACGGTTACGCGATCGGCTACAAGGTCGAACTGGCTACTGATGGCGGCGCTTATCAGGAGGTTCTGAATGAGTCCGTGTCGGGGAAGACCACCAGCCTTTACGAGCGCACCCGCCGAATCGATTTGCCCAAGGCAACCACCGGCTGGCTGATGCGCATCACTCGCCTGACGCCCAACCAGAACAACAACAAAATCTCCGACACGATGCAGATTGCCGGCTTCACAGAGGTGATCGACGCGAAGATCCGCTACCCAAATACTGCGCTGCTATACATCGAGTTTTCAGCCGAACAGTTCCGCAGCATCCCGGCAGTAACCGTCGAGACCAAGCTGAAGAAGATGCAGGTGCCGAGCAATTATGACCCTGTGTCTCGTACCTACTCGGGCGTTTGGGACGGAACATTCAAGCAGGCCTGGACCGATAACGCGGTTTGGATGACTTACGACATCACCACCGCAGACCGCTTCGGACTTGGCCGCCGCATTAAACCTTGGATGGTGGACAAGTGGGAACTGTACCGAATCTCGCAGTACTGTGACCAGCTGGTACCGGACGGAAAGGGCGGTCAGGAGCCTCGCTTCATCTGCAATCTGAACCTACAGAGCAAGGCTGACGCTTGGTCGCTGCTGCGCGATATCTCCGCGATCTACCGGGGCATGACCTACTGGGCCCAAGGCCAGGTGTTCACACTCGCGGATATGCCGCGCGCCACCGACTTCGACTTCGCCTACACCCGGGCGAACGTCATTGACGGCAAGTTCACCTATTCCAGTGCGTCGGAGCGCACCCGGTACACCCGGGCGCTGATCAGCTACGACAACCCGCTGAACAACTTCGACACCGACGTCACCGCAGTGACCGACTCCAAGCTTCAGCGGCGCTACGGGGACAATCCGCTGGAGATCAGCGCTATCGGCTGCACCCGTGAGTCGGAGGCCCAGCGCCGCGGTAAGTGGGCGCTGCTGACCAACTCCAAGGACCGGGCGGTTACTTTCAGCGTCGGCATGGATGGGCGTATCCCGTTGCCTGGGTATGTGATCCCGATCGCTGACGAACTTATTGCAGGTCGGCCTGTGGGCGGGCGCATCTCGGCGGTGAACGGCAAGGTGATCACACTCGACCGTGATACCCAGGCCAAACCCGGCGACCGGCTGATCCTCAACCTGCCTGACGGCAAGTGTGAGGGGCGCACCGTGCAACTGGTCAGCGGCCGGCAGGTCACCGTGACCGTGGCCTACTCCGTGCCGCCTGAGCGCGAACTGGTGTGGGCGCTGGACGCTGACGACCTGGCCATTCCGCTTTATCGCGTGGTCAGCGTGGCCAGGCCGGAGCCTGGCGTGTTTGAAATCTCGGCTGTGCAGTACGACCCGAGCAAGTTTCCTCACATCGACACAGGCGCCCGGCTGGAAGAAAGGCCAATCAGTGTTGTCCCGATCACCGTAGTTCCGGCACCGGGAAGCGTGACGCTGACGTCGAGCTACGCCGTGAATCAGGGCATCGCGATCAACACCATGAACATCTCATGGCCTGCCGTGGCTGGCGCGGTCGCGTATGACGTGGAGTGGCGCAAGGACAGCGGCAACTGGATCAAGCTGCAGCGCACGGGCGCGACAAGCGTAGATGTCACCGGCATTTACTCGGGCGCCTATTTGGCCCGCGTTCGGTCGGTGAGCGCCTTCGAGATCTCTTCGATCTGGAAGAGTTCCAACCTGACCAACCTGGAAGGGAAGGTCGGCTTGCCGCCGGCGGTAGCATTCCTGACCACCACCAGCGAACTGTTCGGCATCGGCATTCGCTGGGGTTTCCCTGCTGGCGCCGAGGACACCCAGCGCACCGAGCTGTGGTATGGCCCTGCGAACGACCTGGCGGCGGCGACCAAGCTGGCCGACCTGGCTTATCCGCAGGCGGATTACCGTATGCAGTCTCTCCTGGCGGGCGCCACCCTGTTCTTCTGGGCGCGCCTGGTGGACCGTACCGGCAACATCGGGCCGTTCTACCCTGTTGTGAATGGTGTGATGGGTCAGGCTGGCTCGGATGCCACGCCCGTCCTTCAACTGCTTACGGGGAAATTAACGAAGTCCGAGTTGGGCGAGGATCTACTCAGCGACATTGAGAAGATCCAAGACCTTCAGGACCAGATCGACGCATTGGACGGGCTCGGCGCATACGTTCCGGGTCAAGTCTATCTGAAAGGGCAGATGGTGGTGGCGGGTGATCGCATCTACCAGGCGAAGGATCAGGTACCAGTTAGCAACCCGCCCCCCAATGCCACGTACTGGGAGGACGTAGGGCAGTCGTTGGAGGCAGCCAACGGTTTGGCGCAGCAGGTCAGCACCAATACCACCGATATTTCCAAGATCGGTGGCGTGGTCACTGCGCAGGCCGCTACCACAAACGCGCTGCGTGCTGCGGCGCGTGACGATAGCGGTAGCGGAGCCAAAGCGGATGCGTTGAAAGGTTGGGCCAGCACCTCGGCAATCGCCGTTCAAGAAAAGGTAATCGCATCAAACGAAGAGGCTTCGGCGCAGCGCCTCACAACGTTGGATTCAAAGGTTAACCAGAACGCTGCAAACGTGACGCTTCTGGAAAGCACGGTGGCCAACAATAAACAGGCATCTGCGCAACAAGTGGCACAGGTAAGTGCCGAGGTCGCCTCTGCCAAAGACGGAGTTGCTACCAACAAAGCAGCGATTCAACAGACGAGCTCTGCACTCGCCGATACCAATGACAAGCTGTCGACTATTTGGTCGGTGAGGATGGAGACCACCGCCGGCGGCCAGAAGTATGCCGCGTCGTTTGGCCTGGGCCTGCAGGTCGATCCGTCTGGAGTGTCGTCGCAGTTCGTGGTCAGGGCTGACACGTTCATGCTGCTGAACCTGGCAAGCGGTACGCCGGTGTCACCCTTCGCGGTTACTGGTGGGCAGACATTCATCAACTCTGCATTTATCCAAGACAGCACGATCACCAACGCCAAGATTGGCGCATATATCAGTTCCACAAACTACATCGCAGGGCAGCAAGGCTGGATCCTCAACAAGGACGGAACTTTTGAAATCAACGGAATTGTCCCGGGGCAGGGGCGTTCAATGATGACAAATCGATCTCTGCGGTTCTGGGATGTGAACAACGTCAAGCGGGTTCAAATTGGAGACCTCACAGAATGAGTTCAGGTATGCGGCTATGGAGTTCTGCGGGGAACCTGGTGCTTGATGAAAACTCATTCACGGTAAGGGTCGTTTATTCGGCCCTGGTTTCACAATCAGGAAGGAGTCTGTACATCCCAATCCCCGGCGTAACCATTGCTACCTGCACGGGCGTCTGCCTCCCAAACGGAAACTGGTCGAGCAGTTCGAGCAGTCAGGATGCGGGCAACTGCCAGTTTGACGTCCAAGTCATGGATCGCGGCGTAACGGTCTGGTTCTGCAAGCGTGATATGCCGACGGGCAGAATCGGGGTATCAACACAAAGACTGCTAGTACTGAGATACAGATAATGACGTACGGTTTAACTTTTACGAATAATGCGGACGTAGTTACGCTGGACTCCGAATTCTCAAGACTAGTCGTCTTGTATTCGGCCAGGTACTCGGGAGGCGCCGCATTCCCCTACCCAATAACATCAGCAGAAGCCCCCCTAATATTTGTAAGGCCAGATGCAACCGCGGCCTTTCAATGGGTTCGCCTTCTAGGCTCACCAGGGAACTGGACAGGTTGGACCAATAACGCGGGCGGAACAGGGACATACTTCCTGGCTGCATACCAATCAAGGGAGACGGACACGTACGGAATGCGCTTATGGGACGGCGGAGCCAAGCTTTTGTTTGACAGCGGAACGCCTTGCGCGCAATTCACGAATGTAATTACCGGATGGAACTACTTAGGCGCTTCTAACCAGTCCGTCGGCAGATGGGTTTACAACTGGAACACGTCCGTTCCATTGAATACCGGTAACTACATGTTGATAAACAATATTGCGATGGATATGCCGGGGCGAGATACTTACTCAAAGTTAAGTTGCACATGGAATTTTGCTAACAACACCATCACGGCGACACTACAGAATATAGGCGACTACGGCAGCGGAAGTTTTTTCCTGCCCCTTCTGTTTGCTAAGCCCGTTTCCTAGTCAGCTATAGCTGCAAAAAATATTAATTTTTGGGAGTAACTTATGGTTTGGCAAAGAACCGGGACAGTTGCTGTCCAGAACGGCAGCACGACAGTCACAGGATCAGGTGTGGATTTCGCCGCATCCTCCAGGGTGGGTGACTCGTTCATCGGCCCGGATGGCGTCAGCTATGAGGTTGCCAACGTCGCGAGTGGCACAGTGATCTCGATCCTGCCTCCTTACAAAGGCCCGACCGCCAGCGGCGCGGCTTACGCAATCATGCCGGTGCAGGGCTACGACAAGATGCTGTCTGATGCCTTCAATAATTTGAACAATCAGTTTGGGCCAAAGTTGGCGGCGCTGGGCACTACAGGTAACTATGACATTTTGCCGCTAACCAAGGGCGGAACCGGTGCAACAGATCAGCCAGGCGCAAGAACGGCTCTGGGGCTCGGAACCGCAGCAACTTCAACGCTAGTTACATCGCCAACGGACGCTACGGCGGGGCGGTCTCTAACCGTTGGCTATGGCGGCCTAGGCTCTAAGGACAACGCTCCATTTGTGGGGGTCGGGCTTAACCCTGACTCTTACAGGACGGGTGCGATAAGCATATGGGGGCAATTCGTAATTGCAGGTGTCGGTTCTTTTACTGGTTTTCTATCAGTAATCCCAGCTGACAATCTTAATCTGTGGCAGTCGATGGTAAATGGGGCCACAGGTGCAAGGTATGAGCGCGTCCAGTCCGGAGGCACATGGGGTGCGTGGACTCCCGTAATATCCGGCGCAAATGCAACGCTAGACCCTGCAAGTGGCGGCCTGATGTGGGCTGGCGCCGTAAGCGGTTTCAGCATTTTCAAGTATGCGAATGGGCAGATGTGCATGCTCGGTACTGCCCCGACTACCGGAAACCTCCCAGCAAACTCGATAAACTACCTCACAGTTACCATCCCAAGCGGCCTTGTTTCAAACACCGGCCTGGCGCGGCCAGTGGCTTCGGTGCGAGCTACAGCCGCCAACGACCATTACGGGATCATCTCTTGTGACCTGGCGACCCCAACCAGCATTAGCATCATCTTGCGGTCAGGCGCCACCGCTCAAACTTACAACGTCAACGTCTCTGTATGGGGGCAGTGGAAATAATGAAAATTAAACTATGGGCTGATCTGGTTAGCTGGCCTCTTGAGGCGTCCGTGTCTGGTGACGTCATCACGATAAACGGTGAGGCTATCGATCTTTCCGGCATACCCGATGGTTACCGACTGCCAGGAAGTGCGGTAGGCAATAAGTTCTTCGTTGAATCCGAGTTCGTCGAGCGAAAGGGCAAGACACTGCACTTTACGCTGCGCCTTCCGGTTTCCTGGGATAGCCCAGAGGAATATCGGAACCCAGCAGGGCCAATCATCCTTGATGCACGCAGCGGCCCGGTAAAATTCCCAGACATAACGCCAATCAAGCCTACGACCGCCGAGGTTATCGAGCCTGGCGAGCAATTGGAGGTAGCACAAGATGGTGGATCTATCGAAGCTTGAGTTGGTGAAAACCGACCAGGACGTTAAGGATCAAGTGGACTTGGACCGGGCGCGTGCGTACCTGCGCGAAACTGACTGGCATGCCTTTGCGCTGTTTGAGGATGGAACGCCCATCCCTGAGGATGTTCGATTGGCGCGCACCGCTGCGCGAGCGACTATCAGCCGCCTGAGTCCGGCTACCGCGGACTGAGCCGTAGCGCAATACCACGACCGCCTTGAGCGGTTTTTTTCCGCCTGGAGAAAAGTATGTCCATCAACGAGCAGCAGTTGCTGCAGATCCTCCCGAACGCCGGCCGCCAAGCCGGCGTTTTTGTTCCTGCACTGAACGCCGCCATGAATCGTTACGGGATTGTCGGCACCGCCCGCGCGGCTGCATTCATCGCCCAGGTTGGTCACGAGTCGGGGCAACTTCGGTACGTTCGCGAGATATGGGGCCCAACCGCCCAGCAGCTCGGATATGAGGGCCGCGCCGATCTTGGCAACACGGTGAAGGGGGACGGCTCCAAGTACCGTGGACGCGGCCTGATCCAGATCACCGGCCGGGCGAACTACGAGGCGTGCGGGGAGGCGCTGGGCCTGGACGTGATCAATCAGCCTGATCAGCTCGAGCAGCCGCAATACGCCGCAATGTCGGCGGCGTGGTTCTGGTCGACCAAGGGCCTGAACACGCTGGCCGATCAGGGCGAGTTCGTGAAGATCACCCGACGCATCAATGGTGGACTTACTGGCCAGGACGACCGCCAGGCACTGTATGACAAGGCGCTGCAGGTGCTGGCATGACGCCGGTGCAGAAGCTGGCCGGTCTGGTGGTGCTGATCCTGGTGCTGATGGCGGCGGCATCCGGTGTTACCTGGCAGGTGCAGGACTGGCGAATGGGTAAGAAACTCGCCGAGCAGGCCGGGCTGCACAAGGATGACCTGGCCGCGATCAGCAATGCCGCCGCCAACCAGGCACGCGCCGAGCAGGAAAAGCGCCTGGTCACCGAGCAGCAACTCGCCAAGCAGGACCAACAGCACACGAAGGAATTATCTGATGCCAAAACCAACCAGGCTCGCTTGCGCGATCGCCTTGCCACTTCTGATCTGCGGCTGTCAGTCCTCCTTGCCGAGGATTCAGCCGGTAGCTGCAACGTGCCTGCCGCCCCCGGCACCGGCGGCGTGGTTCATGCAGCCCGTCGAGCCCAACTTGACCCAGCGCATGCTCAACGAATTATCGGCATTACCGATGCCGGTGACCAAGGACTGATCGCGTTGCGGGCGTGCCAGGGCTATGTGCGTGAAATTGCACACTGACTGATAGCAGGGTTGAAATGTAGAAATTCAAAACCCTATAGGTTCGCGACCCCGTGGCTTTTATTTTTGCCTCCGTCCTTTAAATTCTGACGAACGCTGCGGCGAGATTTTCAGTGACATGTCTCTGACCCGCCGCTGCGATGGGATGACTGCGTTCGGTCAATGGAAGGCACAAGGATGCATGTATTTCATAACCGTTTTAACTGTCAAGGTTTTCGCAGTTGCCGCTTAAACGCTGAAACATCCAAACCATACGCTCTGTTAATATATAAGCATATAGGTGTCTAAAGTCCCTCGTCGCAGTTGGGGCTACCACAGGCTTGACGACATCTTTCCGTTGCGGCACTCATGTTGTCCACATCGTTGCAGGCATAAACAGTGAACCATTTTTCTTTTGCTGCTGCACACGCTTGAGACTTGTACGGCACGCTTACGGTCTGCACCGGGTCGGACGGCGCGCACTGGTATTTAACGTTAAGTACTTTCATACCTCCGTCATTCGCCAGTTTTACGACGATGTCGTCTAATTTTTTGCTGCGTTCTGCACGAGCATTAGCTGTTGCGGTGTCCATCCCTGCCATATTTTGTAAGGAGGTGTTCGCATTGCTCTCCCTCACTGCGGCACTTCCTGATCCCGCATTCGATTGAGTGCGGAA